ATGCGACCACCGACTTTTAGGGTGAATGTCACTTTTTTGCTCATTGTTAACTCCCATGTTAAGATAAATTTCTACCTTTGCTAAAACCAAACTTAACATGAATAGGATTGAACGCTTCAAACTTGAAAGAAAAATTATCTATTTTTCGCAATTAACTTTTTTTGTATCAGGCATTTGTGGAATTTTTA